GCCGCGGCATCCGCGACGGAGCTCAGATAGCTTTGGAGCTTCTTCCCCGGTTTGATTCCGGCCGCGACTGCCGATGCTGCCGTTGTCGCTGCGGCATCCATACCATAAGCGGTTCCCTTGACAGACGCCAGTGCATTATCCATGATCTTCTGCACATCTTCGGCGCTGTTTCCGATGGCTTCCAGTTTGACCTTGGCGTTGTCTATCTTCGTCATACGCGACCAGCCCTTAGCCAGCGCCATGCTCGCAAACGCAGCGACGGCTCCTGCGGCGACGCTTGCAACTCTTTTCCCGAACTTCGTCATTCTTGCCATACCGTCATCGGTCATTTTTGCGAGTGATGCCCGCGCGAGTTTCACCTCTTTTTCGAACCGCTTGGTTCCTTCTTTTGCCTTAAACAGCGGTTTTGTGAATTCGTCTTTTAGTTTCAGAACTACATACGCTTTTTTAGCCATGACCTGCCATCACCTCCATTCGCTCATAATAGATTTGCATTGCTGCATAGTAGAAAGCCTTGTCTGCTGTCGACAAGGCTGTCAGTTCGTTTAACGTGTGACCCCGCAGGAGGTAGAAGCCGATCATGGCGGCTTCTGCGTCCTGCGCCATCAGTTTTTTATATCATCCGCCACATCTTGCATGCCGTACAGATCCAGAATAAATTCTGCTAGTTTGCTGATTGCGCCAATGTTTTCGTCAAACACCGCAGTCACAACATCGTATGGTTCCACGCAGTCGTATGCGTCGATCAGGTCCTGATCTTGGAATAGCGGCACGCTCTTATAGATCAGCTCTTTGTATAAATCTAGGTTTTCGCGTGCGCTGCTCCCCTCCGCCATATCCAGAATGTCGCAAATCTGCGCAACTGGAAGACGTTTGATGGTCAGTGTGCCGCCGATTGCATCGCAGTTATACTCCTTGTATTTGCTGCCCTCTTTCTTTTTTGTTGCTCGCTCAAGCAACAGCTCTTTTGTCGCTTTTTTCATCGCATCCCCCTTATTCCATCAGATCCAACGGGGTGAAATCCGCAAACTTAAATGGCAATTCCTCTTCAGTGAGGGTTTTTTGCTCGAATTTCATTAGCGTGATTTCGTCAAATGTGACCTCGTTGAACTGCACTCTTTCCGCTCCAATCGATGCCGGATCCTCGACTTTTCCCACCATCATGATCTCTGGGATGATGCCTTTTTTTAGTCCGTCTTTTATTTTGTTTAGTGCGAAACTATCCACCTTATGCAACGTCATAGTTCCAGACCCTGCATACCCTGTGAGCTTCTGGTGTGTGCCAAGATCTTCTGCTACGTCAACTTCTTCGTATTTTAGTTCTAATTTTGCTTCGAAACTCTTTATGTTCGACAGCTTTTCGTTATCGATCCACAGCGACCCGAAGCTACCGTTGACGACTTGGTTTGCTTTCATTTTTTTAATCATGTCTTGCCTCCTAGTTCATGAAGATGTTAAACGTCAGATCTTCGATCGCGTCAAGGATCTGCACGTTTGCTTTCAGGTATACGTTGCTCCTAAACGGGTTCTTTTTGACCGTCTGGTCGTCCCAGTCCAATGCCTCTGTCTTTCCGGATGCGACGATTGCGCTCCGCTGCGCCGCAGTGTCGATTTCGGCCAGATTGTCATAGTCCGGATTCAGCACATCTTCGCCCGCCAGTGTGCGGAAGTAGGTGTTGACGGCCGCCACGAACAGGCTCTGATTGTCGAGAGAGTTCTTGTACTTTCCGAGGTAGTAGTTCTTGAACGTCTCCATGATGTCCTCGCGGATCATGTCCATGGCTTCTACGATGGCAATCTTCTTGAAATCATCGTTTTCGGCCGTTGTCGCGCTGTTGACGCCGCGCGCGATCTTTACCGTTCCGTAATCATTGATCAGAACCAGATAGCCTTCGTCAATCGCTTCGCCCGGCTTTGCGATTTCATCGAGCGATTTCAGGTCTGTGAGTTCGTAGTATGTCGCCGAACGGTCCATTCCCAGCCCCGCAAGCACGCCGGCAAGGTGCGGCAGGTACTTGTTCGCTGTGACTTCCGTTCCGTCTTTTTTTGTTACTGTCGTGTTTTTCAGGTTTACAATGTGCATATCGTCCGGTGCTGTCGCGCCGGATACAATCGCCTTGATGCGCAGCGACGCGCCTGTCTTGTTCCGTTCTGTCACATAAGAAGCCACGCCTGTCTGCGTGTCGCTGATGTGGCAGATCCAGTTGAACTTCAGCGCGTCAAGTGTCGTTTTGACATCGTCGATGCTTCCTTCTGCCGCGAGTCTTACAGCGTACAGCTTGCTGGCGCCTGCCTCCATCGCATCCTTTAACAGTCCTGCGTTTTCTTGTGTCCAGTCTGCCGCCTCTATTTCAGACGCCTGCTTGTACTCATGCAGCACTGTTGTTTTTGTCGCATCTGTCAGCACAACGCATACGATGCCTCTTTCGCTGCGCGCGACAGCGGTCGTTGCTTTCGTCTTGAATTCCACAACAACATTTGGTAATCCCATATTGTCCCTCCTATTCTACTTCTAAAACTTCCATATCCGGCAGTGAGCTGTCTGGATCTACTTCTTGGTACAGATCAAACTCGAACGACATCACCAGCACATCATCGTCAATCTCGAATGTCAGCTCTGTGATTGGGATTGCAAATTCACTCCCTGCAAAAACGCGAAAAAGGAACAGCTGCGATAACTGTTCCTGCATGTCTAAAAGCTCTATTCGATTGACCTTGTCGCTTTCCGGAAAGTAGTACAGTCTGATCTCTCCGTAGTCATGAATGAAGTCCGGCTTTCCGTCGCGGCTTGCGGTATATTTAATAAAAAAGCACTTTTCCCCGAAATCTTCGCTCTTGTCCGTTGACCATATTTTGATGTCCGGAAAGTTTTCTGTGAGCTTTTCCGTTACTCCTTTTATGACGTCCGCGACTGTTTTCATTTTTCCAGCTCCTTTATAATGAATTCTGCGAGATCATCCTCTACAGCAGCCTCAAACTGCCCTCGCCAGTTTTCCATTGCTCGGCTCATGACTTCAAACGCCTTGACGCGTCCGATCCTAACCTTGTTCGGCCGGTGTCCGACCAGTTCGTGTCCTAGCTCGATCAGGTGATTGTGTGGCGATCGGTTATAGACTCTGACGTTGTACTCCGCATCGTTCCAGTCATAGACGGCTTTTCCGGCCGCAAACCCTCGCAGGTAATTGCCGGTGCGCTTTCCTACTTCCGCTTTCGCGCGGCTTCTCGCGAAGTTTCGAAACTCCTGTGCCTGCCTGCGCATGAATTTTTCCGTCTCTTTCGGAAACGTCCGCAGCAGCGCCATCATATCAGATGATAAATCGCCTTGCAGCGTGAATTCCGACTTTCCCATTATGTCACCTCCTGCGCGTAGATGGTCGTGAACTGACTTGTGCGAACCGGCGGCAGGATGTAGTCGATGTCTAGCCTGTGTTTGGTTCCCATAAGATCCGTCCATAGGATCCAGCAGCCCGGTGTGATGCCGGAAAGCACTTCCCGCCGAACCGTCACTGTGTGAGTCGTTTTTGACAGCATCGTGTCTGCCGGCCTGCCTGTGAGCAGCGAGCCTGTCCGAGGCTCAACTTTTGCCCACACTTTTTTCAGCGCCGCTTCTTCCGGCTGATCCTCTCCCAGTTTGTTTTTTGTCACTTTAAAGTTCCAAAACTCGATGCGTTCGTCTAGCTGTCCTGCATTCATACGATCACCTCATACTTTGAATCCAGGGCAATCTGGTTCAGAATGCCCTGGACATTTGTCGGTGCCGGAAGCACCTTTAAACTTTCGGTGGTTGTCGCACCTCGGTGGTCGATCCAGTCGGTCGCAATCATCTTGACCGCCTGACAGTACAGCTGGCTGGTTACGTCGAACTTCTTGCCTGTTTCCGTCTCGCACTTTTCGATGGCGGCTTTGACGATATCTGTGATATCGTCGTCCGCCTCTGTTTTTGCGTAGCTAGCTACGGTCAAGATAAATTCGTCCATTTAGATCACCTTAGCTCGCAGCCCTTTCGTATCTGACGATGGCGTTTTCATCCGCCAGTTTTCCGTCCGCAAGACACATCGCGCGGTAGCAGACGGAGCCGGTTCTGAATCCAACCGAAGTATCCTGCGCCACTTCGATGTCCTGCGCGAAGTTCCACTTGTATTCGAAGAAATCTCCGAAGAACACGTTGTCTGTGTTTGTGGACCCGCTGTCGCCGGTCGTGGTAATGACGCATGCGTCTTCAATGATGACCGGATAGCCCAGCACGTTGAACTTACCCGGTGCCTGCGGATCAGCTACAACTACCGGCTTTCCGGTCGTGTCAACCATGCCGAGAACCTCTTCATAGAAGACTTTTCTCGGCATTACGAACACCGCGTTGTACGCGTACTCGGTCTGCAGGGATCCGATGATCTTCATCAGATCTTTGTAGGTCATAGCTGCTTTGGTGAAGGTGCCGGTCTTGGTTGCCAAAGTCGTGTGCACGCCCTTCGCCTGCGACGTGCCGGTTCCCTTGATGACGGAGATTGCCATCGTCTTGTGAATCTTGTTTACCAGGCGGGATACCAGCCAGTCTTCGAATGCGTCGATTGCCATGGCTTTGACGTCGGCGGTGAGCTCTACGGTCTTGATCAGCTTGTACGCCGCGAGGGATACGGTCTTTAATGTATCTGTGCCGTCTGTGGCTGCTGCCGACATGCCTACCCAGTTCGCATCGGTTACGGTGTCCTCAACCGGCATATCCACGTTGGACGGAATGTGCATAATCTCGATAACGGACAGGATCGGATACTCTCTGAGTCTTCCGATGATTTTGTTCATCGTCTGCGTCGGGATTGCCGCAGATGCGGATACCGCTGTTCTTTCTTCGTTCGTCAGCGTCTCGCCTTTCAGATTCTTTAAAAACGCAGATCTGTATTCCGGCGTGTCGAGCGCGAACGTTCTTACTTCCTGCGCCTGCGGGGCTCTTCCGGTGTCGGTACCGTCGGTAATAACGCCGCCCAGGATTCTTCTGCGCTCTTCTGCGGCTTTCTGTCGTTCTTCGAGACCCTTAAATTCGTCTGTGAGCTTTCTGGACTCTTCTTCCAGCGCTGTAAGGTCTGCGTTCGGCGCCTCAAGTTCCTTTTCGATTTCTGCCATTCTTGTTTGGATTTCTTTCATTCTCTTTTTAAGCATTTTTTACCTCCATGATTCTCTTTGTGATTTTGACTTTCATCTTCTGCCTTTCCAGCAACTCCTGCCGTTCCGCTTCAATCACTCCGTTGAACCAGTCGCGCGAAGATATATCGGTATTGCCGTTGGCCGGAACATCCACCGCGCTAACGTCAAATACTTTTGAAATTTTTAAGATTGTCCTTGTCCTGGTTGCGCGATCGTAGGAATCTTCTTCTACGCGGAACCCGAATGACATCTGATAAACCAGCCCGGAATCGATGTCTTCGTACATCTTCCTGGCTTCTTCTGTGCTGCCGAGATCGGCTGCAACAAAAAGACCACGCTCCTGGATTTCCAAGATCATCGTGGCCGGTTTTCCTTTTTTCATTTTGTTTCTTGCGAACACCCTGCCGCCGTGGTTGTACTGAAACAGCACATCTGACATGTCTGCGTGATCAAACGCATGGCGATCGATCTTCTCTTTGATCTCTGTGCCGTCTGACATTTTCCACAGAACATACGGCTGGTTAAATGTCGTCGCAAACCCTTCTACATAAAACTCGGACTCAATCCGCTTTTCTGCTGTCGGCAGCATGAGCGGCATCGTCCGGTACTCTCTTCCCTCTTTACTCACTTGTCCCTCCTGTCTTTATCCCTGACTCTATTCCCTGTGCTTTGTTCAACTTGTCGACTTCTGCGTATTCTTTCCGGATATACAGGACGTCGCCGCCCTCCACCGGCTCCATGCCGAATACTGCTCTGCCATCGTTTCGCGTCATCATGCCGCGGTCGAATAGCTGCGTTACGGTGTTCAGCTTGCTTTCGTTGGACGCGTGATCCAGCCGGCTTGCTGTGACAATGATGCGGCTTCCGAACGCCAGCTCCCTGACGCTATACACGATTTTTGTCAAAACCTCGGACAGCTGCACCGCGAACGGCTCGATTTTCCCTTCGTAGTACGATGCCCACGTATCTTCGTCGTAGTTGTTCATCAGAATCTTTTCGCATGTTCCGAAGTAGGTGTATGCGTTGTTTTTGATCTGCTGCAGCTGATCTGCGTCCACGAGCATCGCCTTCGATTCGATCTGCTTGACATCGCGGTACTTTTCATCAAACATCATGACGCCGGTCCTGTTGTTGTTCAGGTTGTACTTCACAAAATCTGCGCGGGCCTCTTCAATCGTTTTTGTTTTGAATGCTCCGGCCAGCATTGCCATGAACCGAATCGCGGCGCTATTTTTGATTCCCTCTACGACTCCCTGGTCGTTTGTGTTGATCATTTCCATCGTCGGTGATAGCGGTTTATTCCCGGCGCCGAAGAAGTCGTCCTGGTACTGAAACTTCGTCAGCACGCCGACGTATTCCGCTTCGATCGCAGCGCGCTTTCCGGTTGGGAACGTAAACTCGTAGAACTCTCTTCCGCGGTATTGCTTGATCTT